TCATAGTGATTTATCCCTGGCCAGGCGTTTATGCAACACTCCCATTGTTTTGGGACTAACACCCTGTTCGATTAAATCATCCATAATCCGGCGGTCCATTTCCCGGTGTTCTACCTCATCTTTGGGCGACAACGGCTCTTCTTCCAATTGTCCCGGCCGCAGGTCAATTCGGGTTGTCGGTTTGATTATTTCAAACTTTTTCATACCCTCAAATATATCTACAGCCGCGAAAGTATCATAGTATTCGCGAATAGGCTTAGCAGTCAGCAATTTCGTCTTCAGCTGAGACCAGGGCTTACCGGTAAAAAAACCCAGGCAGTCAAAGGTAACCCAGCGGATTATTTCGCCTCTTTCCAGCTTGCGGTCTTTTCCCCAAGGCGACCAGTATAAGTCCCAGCATAGGGTTAAGAGATGGGTCTTATTACGCATCCGGTAATACAGATCGCCCCATTCCTGAATGGTATAGTTAAAGCCCATGCCACTTTTGCGCCGCTGTTTGGCGATATACGACATAAGCAGATTGAACATTGACATAGAACGTGACGAATCCATGAAGTTGTCTATTTCATCAATAGAGACTATATGCCCCCTGAAATTCTCTATCGGGGTCATAATCATCTGTTCCATGGTGACCGGATGGGAGAGCAGGATTCGCTGGCCTTCAGAATCCCTCTCTTGCCGCAGATAAATATTGTAGCCCGGGAAAGTAGCAACCTGCCCATTCTTGGCAAGGTGCAATACATCGAGATAGGTCATGCCTATACTTTTTCCGGAGCCTTCTGGACCGATAAATCCCCAGTTAAACGGCATCTTTCCCCCTTACGGTCCCCGGTCATCTTTGGCGTCACGGTTTGCCGGCAGCTTCTTTGAGGTATAAAGCTCAGGTGCAATCCGCTGCGATAGCGCCATTACGACTTCCTTGCGGGCCATCCCGTCTATGGAGACATTGGCAGCCATTTTGAAAAGGAGTTTTTCTTCTCCCTCTCTGTCATTGGTGGCTTTACAACGTGAAAGGTATTCGACCGCGGAATTTACCTGCCCTTCATTCTTGAAACAGGTTCGCATAAGGAGTTTGAGAGGAGTCTCACCGGGGTCTACCAGCTCCTTAATAACTGATGGGACTTGAGCGTCTCCTATCAGACCTTGAACGTCATCGACGTTTATGCCATTGCCATTTCCATTGTGGTTAGACGATGATTGGAAAGGGGTGAAGCTGTTATCTGTGCCAAAAGGAGTTTTCCTAGCCATTTATGCCCCCGTTCCTGTAAAAGAGCTATAAATGAGGTAGATAAAAAACAGGAGAGCCAGCACAATCGCTACCTGCAAACCTATTTTTATGCGTTCAGGCCAGGGATTAGTACGGGAAAAAAGCTCTTTCACCAGGTAAGTCCAGTCAAGATATCGATATGTCCGTTCGGGTGGCTCTTTCATTTCAGCCGGTACACGGTATTCACTGAGAACACCGCTTACAGATTGATACAGATAAGTCTGCTGGCCTCTGAAGCGCCAACGCCGGCCGGCGGCATTTTCTATATACTGAAGGTTGTAACCGTTATCACGGTCCAGCACCAGAGTGTTCGGTTTAAGATTGTTATTATTTTTATTCTTCATAATTATTACCCCGGTAAATGGAGTGTGCCGTTAGAGATAAGCCCCACTATAACCATCAAAATAAAAAGCAAGGTTATGGATAAAATCGTTATGGGAAGCCAGTTATTCAACCAAGACTGCTTGTGTTCTTTATCCAGACTGACATGAGCCTCTTCCCTGCACTCATGGGAGATTGCATTAACCATTTCACGTATGGATTTGACATCACGGGTATTTTCTTTTGTCCCACCGAGAAGCACGGGAGCTGTATCCCGTTCGTTTATTACCAGAGTGGACGGCCCGATACCGTTTTCTCCTGGAATTAAAGCGTCAGGGAAAAGCACCCATGCCTCTCGTGTCTCTTCATCTACAACCACGCCCTTAAATACCGGCAGAGCTTGTTCCAAGATGCGCGAGTCTTCGGTAAGTTTGAGTACCGGTTGTATCCGCTTTGATTTCTGCCAGGGCATGCTCATAGTAAAGAGTGGGGACTAAGAATATTTCTTGCCGGATTTGCTTTTGCTGCCGCTGCGCATACCACGCGCACCCTGGAAGGTGAACAGACCTCCGCCGAAGATCATGCCAACCAGGATAAGGAGAGGCAGTACATTAGCAAACGCTGAAAGACCGGTGTAATCGGCTATGTTGGCATTTGAGGTAATAGCGGCCACCCCGTCCAGGATGATCGGATAAATTACCAATGAAACCGCCATAGCAGCTACACCAAGAATTACCTTCCAAATATTCCCCACTTTATTCACCTCCTCTCGTTACTGTGTTATTTAAATAATGGCCAATCAGTTAAAAAATTAGGTTTTCATTACCCGCGGCCTTTGAAACCTGACCAGATTCCGGCAACTAAGACTGAAATAATCGCAACCAATATCAACAGAGGAATAATGCCCGCGAATGCGCTCATGCCGGTAAAGTCAGTCAAAGCATCGTATTCATATGTAATAGTCAGAGTTCGGGAATCCTCAGCTGCTAGACCAGTCACGGTTAAAGTTTTGGTAGCTTGAGTCCATGTGCCAGCAACAGGAACATCAGTAACCTCATCTGAGGTAATGGATATAACCGAAGTATTGACGTTGTTATAAAGCTCATACGTAAGTACAACGCCCGCTGAAGTTTCACCCGCTCCGGTAGCCACAGCCGCTTCTGTTTCTACATACCTATCAGTCTGGACGTCATGAGTACTATCCATAATCATAGGGTAGAAAATAAATACGATTGCGATGCCAATAATTCCGACGACTACCCCAAATATCTTCTGCAAAGCCTTCTCACCCCCTTTCATAACAAAATATTTTTCTGTTATTTGCGATTGTAGAGGGTGTTTTTTTATTTAAGGTCTACTCAAGTAGGCGTTAATCAGATAAATCTTTAATAAAATTAAGAAAATCTTTACTGAGGAATTTGGACATGTACACTGTAACTATGAATGTAGAAAAGCAAGAGAGGCAGAGGATGCCAGGCAGAACACATGCAGTACTTGGACTCAAAGAGGCGTCACACGAGGTACTATCTTTTGTCGACGATATCAATTACCTCAGGAAAAAGGTAGGACCTCGCTCTCTTGCCCGGAGTTTAGGTGTCAGTAAAATGACTGAACTCTATTGGGCACGGGGTGAGCGGATGCCATCAAACCCAATACTCTATGAAAGTGTTAAAGGCTGGGCAGAGAGGGAACGGGCTTTAGATGCTGCCGCGGTTAGTTAAATTAATACCGGTTATAATCTTAACTCTCAGCTGCTGTTTTACCCCTGCGCCAATTGCGGCTGCCAGCTGGTTGACTACTCAGTTTAGTTGCCAGGAAGCCACGTCAAACAATATCGTGTTTAGACTGACTATTACTAATGCAGCTTATGCTCAGGACCGTCTGTTGCCAGTATCAGCTACTTTGGGAGAGCACGGTAATTATGAACTTGGCTATGACGAGCTGTCGCTTTACCTGGTATATAAAGACGCCGATACCGAATACTTTACTGAGATTACATCGGCTGCTGTTTTACCAAGCCATATTAATGATCTATACGGGCAAGGCTCCGGCATAACTGTTATTGAGGCACGTATTGTACCTCGCTTAATTTATGGAGCGGATGAATGGGCCACTTCTGGAATCTTGACCATATCAATTGGAGATACCAGCTATACAGATACCGAAAATTCCTCTTGGGAATTTGTAGACCCTACTGCTGGTTTGCCATTACAGCCCGCCACTCTCGAAGTTTCTTACCAGGGGAATAACGCCCTCCTGTCATGGATACCCGGATCTGGAGCCACAGAGACAATAGTAGTCCGAGGGCATGCCGGATATCCTCAGGATATTAATGACGGAGAGTTAGTTTACAGGGGTACAAGCACAAGCGTAATAGATCCTGATATCGTTACGTATTTTGGAACAACATATTACAGAGCATGGTCGGTCAATAATTGCGGCTTATCAATTAATTATGCAGAACAAACAACGGAGGGCAACATGTATGGAGTCATCATTACCTTAGGGCTGATAGCCATTGCCTATATAAAACGGGACACCGTTATGACCATTATCGCCGGAATATCCTTGTTGTTCTTGGGATATGGCATTATAGACCCAGATATCGGCAGGAATGCCATTGTACAGGCTCTGCCGATTATTCTGATGAGTGTTTATATGATAATCCGGGCGGCCATCTACGCCACTAATCGAAGAGAGGTATGATATGTCAATATTATACGATCCTGCGAATCCCTTAAGCGGATCTCCTACCAGGGCAAAATTGATTGAAAATGTCTCCGGACGTGATGCAGTTATTATAAAGGCCGCTGAAAAACAACGCGATGATCAGGTCATTAATAAGAACAATACAGGCCAGCCTGATGTATCGGTCACAGTGGCCAACGATATCTGGACCATAACCGCTCCCGGTGGTTTAAAGTATGAAATCAATACAAAAAATGCTGACGGAGATGTATCCCAGTATATCAACAATTTCTTAGTCAACGCCCAGGCTCCATATAACATTATCCAAGGAGCAACAGCGCAAGTACCCAGGATTATCTCTAGCCAGTCTAGCGATAAGAAAAACTACATATCTGCAACTAACAAGAGTGATACAGCAGGCAGCAACAAGGGTGTAGCTCAGCAAGAAACCAAGACAGGTGATAAGCAATACACTTACATAACCGGGGAAAGTATAGCAGCAGGCAGCGGTAAGAGATTCATCGGTGAACCGGTAAATGATACTGACACCAGCACCGATAACAGTTCTGATACTACTAGTACCGATAACGATGTGTCAGTTACGGTTGATAATTCTACTGCATGGACCTTTACTACCCCTAACGGCACAGTCTACACCGTGCCTATGGCGGGCTTAGCCTGGTCAGACCCCGCCAAAATGCACGCTTATATAACAGAGTACCTCGCCAGCATCGGCGCACCCGCAAATGTCATTCTGGCGGCTGTAGAAAAAACTCCGGATGTACTCCAAAATGCCCAGCTCCGGACTGATGATATAGACGAACTCAAAAATACCCTGGCCGGCATGGATAAATCTACCGCCACCGCTAAAGCACTAGAAGCGCTACTGGATGCTAAATCGTTTGCTAGTTTATCTCCTGAAGATAAATTCAATAAGGCTAAAGAATATGGACTCATACCGGCTGATGCAGTGTATATACCTCCAGACACAGGGTACAACATAGGCCAAAACGCACCGCCCGGAATGCCGGATGATGTAGCCGTCAGCCTGGGGCTATTACCATCAAATGAACAGATTGAATACAATGCACCCAATTTTAACTGGGCGTATATGACCAAAGATGAAGCTGCCAAGTATTTTGCCGAGCTTAAAGAGATTGTTGGCTACGATGTTAGCTCGGATAACTTAAAACAGGCTATTAAAGAAGCAAGAGAGATCATTACTGACCAAATTTTAAAGCAATCTAACTTTGAATGGCGTTTGAATAAAGGATATCTCATAAAACTGCCTAACAACGAATATATGGAAACATCGGAATTTAATAAGCTCTCCCCAAGTATGCAGGAATATATTAAGACCAATGGCATTGAAGCTGCCAAAACTCGGCAAGCATGGGCTGAAAATATACTTGATAAATACTCCTCAGGCTCGGGAGATGATAAAAACATTAACATACAATCAGCCTTAAATAGCTATGATAAAGACGTATATGAAGCATTGCAATTTCTTTTCCCAGATGTTTGGGATGGCCTTAAACGTAAGCCTGAAATAAGCGGTGCCACTGTGGCTGAATTAGATAAAATTATTAATTCCTCTTGGTTTAGTGAAAGTGATAATCAACAAGAGATTAAAACTTTATTACGGAGAATGGGTTACTGGACTGGCGTTGGCGGAAAGCTATCTGATAAATGGAATGAATTATCAGAAGATGATAAGCAAAAAGTCGCTGATAATTACTTAAAAAATACCAATGATCGTTGGTTGCGCGAAATGGGTGATATCCAAGTGACGTTTGCGAATGCCATAACTGATATTGTTACTGCAGTAGATGGTATGTCGCAAAGCGATAAGGAAATCACCAACTGGCTAGTGTTTTCACCTCCGCTCAATTTTATGAAACAGTACCTTAAACCTGAAGCATGGGAAAAGATAACTGATTGGTTGAAAGATGCCGGTGATAAAGTAATTCAATCGCAAGAGAGCTTTAAAGAATGGATAGACAAGCAACCAGATGCAACAAAAATACCTTTATCGGCAGTACGAGGTATATACGACACACTAACTGCAGTAGGAGCATCAATACCACTGGCCTTGATGGAAACCGCTACAGGGTATGATCCTAAAAATCCAACGCCAAGTATTAAGCGTATATTGGACATGGGAGCAGGATTAGTGACTTGGCCAACTGCCCTGCCATATGAAATCGCTCAGGATCCAAAAACTGGCATCCCTTATACAGTGGGATTAGCATTGTCATTAGTAATCGGCCCAAAAACAATTCTCAAATTAGGACAAAGTCTTGGGCGAAAAATATTCATACCAAAAGGTTATGAAATTGGTGCAATTAGACTGGATATAGATTTACCGGGTGGTATAGGACCAGAAAAAATGAGTGAGGTTACTGCACATTCATTGCAGAATGTACTGCAAGACATGTTAAGTAAGCTGTCGGATCCTAAAAATAAAGGCGCTATGACAGACCAAATTATTACAGACCCTATATCAGGAGCCACAATACGTGTTACACCTCTGCAAAGAGCGGAAAAAGCTTTAGCAAAAGATGCGGGTAACTGGTCATATAGTGTTGATCTCAATTATCAATGGTTAGCTGAGCAAATTAAAAAGAATGGAAAAGCTATTGCTGATGTACCGAATAGGGGTGATTGGGGAGCTGGCGTATATAGTTCTGATTCAGCATGGTTAACCAGATTAGAGACAGCTCAGGATAAAAGTGCAGGTGTATATAAACCTGCAATCGTTGCCATTAAATATAATGAGCTTAAAAAAGTCCCCAAGGAAGTTCAGGAACTTTTTGAACAAGGTAAATTTGACGAAGCAAGATCTCTCTTTGCTGAAATGGAACGTGCTGGAAAGATTGAACCTGGTGCTTATGAAATGTGGAAGCACTGGGTCGATAAAAATGGGCGTTTAGTCATGGAAAGAGAAATATACTTTGCCAAAGGTACTGAATTCTTACCTATCAAACCTACATTTTGGAATCGCACTAAGTCAGTTGGAGACTTAACCGCATCAAACTTCACTTGGGCTGATCGGGATTTGAAACGTCCGGATGCCAACGGAAAAGAAACTGTAGTTGTTAAAAAGGGTGACCGTGTCCCAATTATTTGGATAGCTGCTAAGGGAGCTAAACGTTCTGCTCCTCGTTTAGCAGTTCGACAACTATCATCATTTGTTTATCAACCATATACAACCTTACGTCGCATGGGTAGAGTACCTAAAGGGAAAGTTTCTCTGAAATTAGGCTATGGCGACGTGCAATTACCAGAACTACCGGGAATCGAATATAAACACCGTAATACCGGGTATGATTACCTGGCCAATAATGAACACCCTGCAGTCACTAGCCTAGAAGTAAAACAAATTGGAGGTAAAGGAGACTGGGGAACTACTGTAATAGGAGATTTACATGGTGAATATACAGATCTTCTGAAAGATATTAATACCGGATATGATCAGCCTCTTATCCGCGGTCGGTCCGGAGATATAACTAGTTGGAAATGGAACGGTAAAGAACAATCTTTAGTACAAGTCGGGGATATTGTAGACCGGGGCGCCCACTATGAGCAAATTAGGTCGACTTTTAATCGCCTTGCAGATGAAGCTGCCCAAACTGGGGGCAATGTCACACGACTGATAGGAAACCATGAATTAGCCTATCTAACAGGAGAAAAAATACCTGGCATTGATTATTCAAATGCTCCCACAATCAGAAAAGGAATTCTAGATGATATCAGTGCAGGTAAACTTAAGGCCGCCGAAGCGATTAATGGAGAACTATATACCCATGCCGGCGTTAGTTTAGAGAAATTTCCAGAATGGAGAGGAAAGGATGCAGCTTATATTGCTGCTGACATAAATAGACGATTTAACAAAGCTCTGGAACAAAATAAGTGGATAGACCATATATTCGATAAAGGCTCTGGAGAACGCGGATATAAAGGTATAGGAGGTCCATTCTGGTTACGTACAAAGGAGACGTCAGCAGAAGCTATTAACCTCGGTTATAAACAGTATTTTGGTCACACTCCAAGACCATCAGGTATTAATGAGGAAGCTTCTAATGCGATAAATGTCGATATAGGCCGCCAATGGACAGAATCATGGCCTGGTAAAATCGGTGCTTATCAACATACTCCTAAACTAGAAACAGTTGAACGTGGCACTAACCTAATAGAATCTTTAGGAGAATCTCCCGTTCATGGACAAGGGTTTATGCTGGTACAATTTAGTCTAGACATACCCACTATTGAAGAGGGGGCTATTAGCCAAACACTTAAGTCTCTATCAAGGCATGATCGCGGGCAAATAGATTGGATGAAACCTGAAGATATAAGAGTCACAATGGAGCCGCCAACCAATCTTACCCCCAATCAAATAAGTGCTGCTAACAGATTAATAAAATCTGTGTGGGATAAAAACGGTACGGTAGATATGCAATTCAAAGGAGTTATCGGTATCTCAAAAGATGGTATGCCGGCTTATAATCGACAAAATATTTTATGGCAAGGTGAAGCTAGCCTGCTCAATAGCAATCCTAAGAATCCAGCATATATCGCAATGCCTCTAGTTAGCAAATCGCAGAAATTATTTGAAAATCAACGAGAGATAGATGCAGGTCTTAAACGGCTGGGTATAAATGCAAATTATGCCGAATTTAGGCCGGCTATTATTCTCGGTAAATTTAAACCTAAAATTTCCATGAAAGATCGAATGGAATACATGGAAAAAGTAATGAAAAATCAACCTAAAAGTGCAGTAATGATCCGGGCAGAAAAAGTGGATTTACTAAAAGCAAAACCCGGAAAGAATAATAAAAAATCTAATGAAACCAATAATAAACTTGATGAGAATTATGACGAAAGTCGTTATGATGGGAGCGAATCAAATCCAAGCTACACAAAAGTTAAAGTAGAACCAAAATTAAGATATAAACCACAAAATAATGAGGAGTATAAACGTAAAATCCCTGCTGATAAGTTATATTATCCGGTAAAACAGAGTGAACGTTCAAAAACAGTAGAATATAAGCCAGGATCCGACTACATGGCGGCAGAGCCTGTTACTGGATATCCAAATTCAACTTATAAAACTACCGGATATGGCTCTAAGCCTTACGAGGGAAAAGATAACACAATAGAAACTATACCTCCCCCAGTTATACCTACAGATGATAACCAGATTACTAAAAGACAAGATTCTAAAGCTGCATCCGAACAAGATCGTCCTAAATTGAATAATGGAGATGTGGCATGGAAACAGGGCGCTTTAGGGAGTGGAGATAATCAACGGCCAGTATGGTATATACAACGTGCTGACGGCGATGTTGATATAGTATTTCAACCGCCTGAAGATGCGCCGAGGCTTGAGGGTACTCCGGAAGAAACATTCTTTACTCGTGGCAAAAAGCCACCCACTAATCTTACTCAGGAAATGGGTATTACCACTGCTAAAATTGATATTGAACGTAATCCGGAGATAAGGTTTGTTCAGTCGAAAGCACCTAAAATCAGGCAGAGTATTCCCAGGCATATTCGCCGCTCAATTGGTATGTAATATGGCGCATAAATATCGCCTTGCAGTAAATAGAGGACGATTTCACCCGTCCTCTATTTACAAGCTAACCCAACGTATGTATATCTTTGATCATTCCTAATTGTAACTGCCCCATATTTAAACCTACTTTTTGTTATATGTTCATTCCACAAAAGATCAGCAATATCTTCCGGAGAAGTCCAATGTGCACAAATACAAGCACTAATCATATGTCTAAATCCCCATTTCTTGTTCGAAGTAAGATCAAATGTTTTCGAATGAGGCTTCACGGGGCGCCTATAATATATACCTCCATCTCTTTCAAATTCATGCATATATTCGTGATTATTGTCCGAAACTGTAATGCTATAAGTATCATAAGGACAAGCATTTTCAGGTAGTGATACTGACGCTTGCGCATCTTGTACCCATTGAGGCACATTTTCTAAACCACCTTGAGGTCCCCTACGCCATGCTCCAATTTGTTCCCAGTCATTATTCTTTACTGAATTAACATATGTACGCGCTTCATCCTCTAATTTATTATCCCAATTCAATTCAGGCACTTTAAGAAAACGACGTTTTAGATTTAATACTATGAAAGTATTGATTTCCCAATTATCAGCTGCCATCTCAAATCCTAAATGTATTTAATATATTAACTTCAATTCCATCATCATGATATGATAGCATTATGAAAAGGATTTGGGGAGCTATCATATTCGCAGTTTTACTGCAGATAGGTTCATACTTCCTCTATGTGCAATCAGAGACCCATCTTCCGTTGGAGAGTATAGTTACTCCAAATATACTTTGCGGTGACGGCCATCAGATGACACTTATTAATAAATTAAATGCGCATAACCCTTCATGGGATGAGCTTATGAATTTTCTTAAATCTAACCATGTAGAAGATATTCCATATGAGTTAGATAAATGGATATGTGCTGATTACGCCGAAACCATCCATAATCAAGCTGAATATGCCGGTATCAAAGCGGGAGTAGTGGTAACAGGTATTTCATTATTTACACATGCTTTTAATGTATTTGAAACAACTGATAAAGGTTTTGTCTATATAGATTGCACACCAGGAGAAGACTGCGAAGCATTAGATTTTGATGATATAGCACACACCTATAAATTAGTCGGTCTATATAGTCATGAACAGTATTATGATATCAACGGATATTCACCTTTTTTTAGCCAGCTATGGGTTGTATGGTAAGCTATAAGAAAAGAGGCCGAGTGTTTTACTCAGCCTCTTTTACTTTTCCATTTAATATTACCAAACATGTCCTTCCTTAAGTGCAGAATCATCTGGAATTTTAAAAATCTGGCTGATATCATGCTGAGCCACTTCATAACCGGTGTAAAACATGTTAGCCAGACCTTCCAGTTCATTCATGGTAGTCTCCTCAACTATTTCTCCCTTGATTATATCCTCATAAAACTGGTAAATGAGATCCTTTGTAGCATTAGCTGAAAGCCACGCCTGGGGTGCTTTACAGAATCCGGCTTCCATCACCTCGGTAATACCCATCTCGCGTAAAAGATACGGAAGGTATTCCAGCTTTACTCTATCTTGTGGTTTAAAAGGCAACTCCCCTGTTTCTTTAGTTTTAGTTGGCATATTCTTTACTCCTAAACATATTATACTTTATTTAACTTAGTTTACACATTTACACACTAGTTGTCAACTATTTTTATTATTGTATAAATACGTCAATATTGGTAATATATTGATATATGAAAACGTTGAAAGAACTAAGACTAGACAGACTGATAACTCAAACTGAACTGGCTAAATTAGCTAACCTAAGTCGAGCGTATATTAGTCAAATAGAAAAAGGGCAGCAAAAACCCTCCGAATTAACAATTCGTAAGATTTCTAAGGCGCTCGAAATCAATCCAGAGGAAATTGAATTCTAATGAAGTTCGAGTGGGATACCCGAACCAGAACTTGGATTGGATACTTCTTTATCGTATTGGCGCTTGGAATCCCTACTTTTGGACCCGGTTGGAATGATGATTCATGGTTGGCTGTGCTAATCCTAGCCTCACCAGGTATTGCATTAGTTGCTTATAACCTTATTAAATACGGCCAGCTTCGTGATTATTACTGGCTATGGTGTATGGAAACAGACGAATTCTTCGGCCCGTTCAATAACGATATTGAAATGAAACTTTTCCAGCCACCGCATTATCTGCCTGGCGGGTGGCAAATCTTCTGGATACCGGCCAAAGACCCTCTCAAAGCTACTAAAATCATCCACAAGTGGGTTAAAGATGCCGAGAAAGTTCTGCGTAAAGACCCTGAATATAAAGGCAGAATGCCAAAATAAGGGAGAAAAATGGCTAAAATAAGATGGCGTGGTTTTATTCATAAGCAAAGTACTTTAAATGGTACGAGTAAACTTGTAACAACAAAGACCAAGGTTTGTCCAGTATGTTTAAGCACTCATTTTGAAGCGTCATATCAGCCTGGGTTCCATCCGCTGGCCAGATATTATTGTAAAAAACACCACGGATTCTTTTTTATGCCCAAGACGCAAACAGAAATTATCCGAAAATAATGAGGAGAACAAAATTATGTTAGACCCACAAGTACAACTTGAATTACTTAAGCGAGCATGGGACTTAGCAGCTATTGGAGCCAGCCAATATCAAGATCGAGCTGTTCAGAGAGAAAAACTTATAGATATATTCGATAAAACTTACACCCCTTTGGCTACCATTTTAAATAAACCGTTAAATTCCTAATAATAGAATTAAGTTTTATTTGGTCTGCGGAATAATAAAGGCCGGATTTTTAAGCCGGCCTTTATTATATCTGAAGTCTTTATTTAGATATCATATTTATCAATAAGCTCTAACAACCCATCCCTGCCAATACCTGTTTGTTTTGGCCCGAGAATTTCATGCAGTGTGCCTTTAGGCATGGAATCACTTTTGTCTGGTATAACAGTAACCTTCCATCCATCGCCGAATTTTTTTTTAAGAGCTCTCCCATGATTAGCTTTTCTTGCATCTTCCCAACCATCTTTAGTAAGTAATTTTATCAAATCTTTACCGGAGATGGATGGCAGATCACGCGAAGTCATGCCTACTAGCACCCAGCAAATACGGGAATAGATTGAACGTATGGCCTAAAGAAGGTTGCACCATCACTGGCCTCATCTACAGTAATACTAACTTTTTCTTGACGAGGTTTAATGTGATGAAGAACTATATTGTTTTCCTTAAAAAAGCGCTCACTTTCTTGAACATCTTCTAATGTATTAAGATGGAGGCAAACAGCCTCTGTCAATTGTTCTTCAACTTCATCAACAGTACGGCCATACGCTGAAGTACCAAGTTCCTCGCATATACCTACCCAGAGACGACCTTCCTTATGGATTTTATGGGTTAGAGTAATATACATAACTGGATCTTTCATATTACTCCTTTCTTTTTGCTCTCTCTATTATCAGATTATATATCAGTTGTCAATACCCTTCAACTCCGGCTACAGCTTTAGATTATCAACCGGGCTAACCTGTCTGTGAACACGTAGCATATCTTCAGTTCCGAGAGTGCTAGTATAACGCCTGGTCATGGCGAGGGTAGTATGCCCGAGCATTATCTGCAGGGTAAATTCATCTCCTCCATTACGCAGATAATTAATAGCAGCTGTATGACGAAACGTGTGCGGTCCCGGTTTTGCATCGATAATATTAGCTCTGTAGCAGAGCTTTTTAATTGCTTCCTGAACACCCCGTATAGTTAAAGGTCTGTGTTCTTCTGTCAACCAAAGCCCAGGATAATTATCATTCCGGCTGAGCAAATATTTTAGTAAGGCCTTTTGTGTCTGCTTACCAACCCTTACAACGCGCTCCTTAGAACCTTTGCCAAATACACAAATCGTCTCTTGATCGAAATCAATGTCGCTGATTTTAATGCCAGATACCTCAGCTAATCTTAATCCGGTATCAAGAAACAGCAATATAAGCGCTCTATTCCGCAAAGACAAAAAATCTGTTTTTGCATTCATGGCCAATAAACGTCTTATATCCTCATTGGTAAATGGGCGTATAACTTTTTTCTCTAAGCGTGGGGGCTTTAACGTTTTCATTGGAGTGCTGGTAATATAAGCTTCATTGACCAGCCAATTGAAAAAGGTTTGAATGGCTCTATAATAGGCATTCACTGTATTATTCGAACACCCTTTTTCCTGTAACGATAATAAAAAGGCACGAATAATTTGTGGATTGATAGCAGGAGTGATCAATAGATTCTCATGCAAACAGAAGGTGACGAAACCACCTACCCGGCGGCGGTAAGTATCAATAGTCGCGGCAGATTTGCCCTCAACTTTGCAAGCCACTAGATAGAAATTGAGTAATTTATCTAATTGATTTGATGCAGGACTGTGCTCTATGTTACGTATGAGGCAATCGTAACTACCGTTGCTAAGACTGTGCTCTTTCAT